GCGATACTTAGGCAATAAATTGCGACTGCCCCCTACTTTGAATTTACTAACCATTTCGCCATAATAGTTAATAGGTTCATCAAGGCTAATTGTGGTAACATTTCGCCCGTTGTAATCGTATTGGTGCGCACTGTAACCTACTGACATATTTGGTAATCGCCATACCCCCCAATTCATAGAGTTAAGATAATACAATATTCTTCTGATATTATCTATATTAGCCTCGAATACTTTACCTTCTTTTATTTCATTTTCGAGAATGCGAAAGTCAGCTTCTAAATCTTGCTCTTCTTTCTCATTCTGAATTTTCTTTGCTTCGTTTTTTCTCTTGCAGAAATTGCAGAATTTAGTGTACGCTTCATTCAAATTTTCGTTGGTAATTTCACCATCTACATCAATGAATGTTACAAAGTATGGTCTTTCGGTGAAATTTTGTTCCTCTACCTTTTCATAAGGCACTTCATTAACTTGTGGGTAACCTTGCTCTTTCTTTTTGAAAGTAACATTACCTGCTACAATATAGGTGTAGCGCTTTGTGGTGTAAAATTCTAATTTCATCGTTCTAAGTGTTTTAAATGTTAATATTATTTTTAAATTTTACAAGTTTACAAATTCAGTTGCACTCTCTAAGGTGAACTTCTTAGAGTAGTACTCTTTAGAATACTTTTTGTTTTTCTTTACGAAAGCGTAATAATCTTTCAAAAGTTTTTTGCTTGATTTCACAAAGTTTAATACTTCTTGGCTTGCTTCTTTGTTAGCGTTAAGTTTAGCCTTGGTTGTGGCTGCCTTAGCCTCTGCCTCTCTTTTATCAGCTTCTAATTCTGCTTGTAACTTAGCGACGTATTCAGCATTCTTCTGTAATTCGTAAGCAATTACCCACATTTGCTTTTCACTGAAAAAATCTTTTAAATTTTCAGAAATAATTTTGTAAGCTAATGATGATGTAGGTAAGTATGCCATTAATTTACTTCTGAAAGAATTAGCAACTTGGCGATTAATTTCTTCTACAAAACTACCAATTGAGCTGATAGTTGATACACTTGGGTTGATGTAAGATACTTGGTTGTAGATGTCTTTAACTGTAACTTTCATTTTCTTTGAGTCTTTAATGTTAATAATTGTTCTTGCTTTAATTTTACGGTACAAAGATACGGCAACTTTTTTGATTGTACAACTTTTTTGCATACTTTTTACATTTATTTTGTTATATCTGTAACAAAATAGCATAACTATTATATAATCAATGTTTTACATATAATATTTTTTTACAAAAAAAGAGACAAAGAACTAAAAAAATGTCTTTGCCTCTCGTTTTTGTTGTTAATCTGTATCTATTATTATGCCTATTGCTAACACAGTTAATGGTAACCAAATTAAAATTAGTCCACCTCTTGGAGGACTCCCCCATTCTCTGAAATCAAATTCTGCTGAAATAAAAGCGAACATCAGATACAATAATACGAATATCACTATTGGTGCTATTATGCACGCTAATATTTTGTTATTTCTGCTCTTCATTAATAAAATCGTTTAATGTTATTACCAAATTCTTTATGTACTTCAATTAGCTTCATCACCAGCCCTTCTCGTGCTTTCTCGTACTTGGGGTTATGCTTTTTAACTCAATAGTGAATTGAGGGGCATTGTTGGCGTATCCGTTACGGAAGGTGATGTAATGGTACTTCTTTGAATAAAACCGCTTTGTCCAATAGGGTTTGATTTCTCGATACTCTTCTGTTTTCATTCCTGATAGTATCATATCAAACCACTGTTTTTTTAAAGTTAAATGTAAAGTGCTCATTTGTTTTGTTTTTTTAATTCTTCTCTCATTCCCATACAGAAGGAGCGGTAATTGATGTTGGACTCCCTCGTTAATACATAATCATACCATTGCAGTATTTTACCCTTCGGCTTGTCGTTCTTCATATCAAAGTATATATCCTCAATATTGAAGATGTAATCCGATAAGCATATAATTCCTATACCTACATCGTAATTGTCGAATTCAAATTGTAGTTCTTGCTTGTCGCAAAACTCCTTGATGAGGTTACGTGCAGCATACTCGAATAATTCTACTGCTTCTTGTTCTTTTGATAATTGTTTTTTCATTGTTCTATATTTTTTCTAAATTTTTTATATTTACTACAACTGTAAATCCACAAACTTCCACATTGTAACTTAGAGATTCATAACTAATGTAAGCAATACTAATAATTATACCCTCCTTATTCAGATTTATTATTCTTACTTTATCACCTCTTTCAAAGTAAATACTTCTATCTTTTTTTTGTTTCATTGTCTATAAATTTTAATCGTTTTGCTATTAATTCTATTATATCCACTGTTACGGCATTACCAATGAGTTTGTAACGTTGTGTTTTGGCAATTGGTTTTATTATGCCGTTGTAGTTGCCGTATTGTGTCCAATTGTCAGGAAATCCTTGCAGGCGTTCGCATTCTATTTCTGTTAGTCTTCTAACGCCATTGAGTAGGTTATTCTCTTGAAATGCATTGCTTGATATAGTAGGACAAGTTGTAAGGTCTGCACCTTTGTTTTTGCCACGTGGGAGTTGGCGTATTACGGGCATACCGCTTCCATCTTCTCGTGCTCTTGCTGGGATAGTAGGTGCAATATTGCTTTTCACTTCACGAAATCCCTTGCCGTCATTGTGAGTGCGGTAAGTACCTACTTGTATGTGGGTGTCTTTCGGGGTATTTAATCTCCCTTTGATGTCATTTCCTGTGATAGGAAATACTCCGCACTCACTTCGTCCTGCAAGATGTCCGACAAGGTAAATCCGCTCTCTATTTTGGGGCAAAATCCAGCGTGTATTAAGCAATTGCCATTCAAGTCGATAGTCCCCAATGTTGGCAAACGCTTGGATAATCGCCCAAAAGTCTGCGCCAGCATTGGAGCTGAAAGCTCCTTTAACGTTCTCCCAAATAAAAATACTTGGTCTGATGTCAGCAATGAGGGCAATTGCGTACTCGATAAGGCTACTCTTTGCGCCTGCGAGTCCGGCACGTTTTCCAGCCATTGAGAAATCTTGGCAAGGCGAGCCGAAAGTGATAATGTCAATTCCTGTAAAATCTCCTCCGTGAAGAGAGGTAATATCTCCGATATATTTTGCATTTGGAAAATTGTTTTTATAGTTTGCGATTGCGTGTTTATCTATTTCGCTGAAATAATGCTCGGTAAATTGGTAGCCTGCCCGCTGAAATCCGAGCGAAAAGCCACCAATACCGCTGAATAGGTCTATGATTTTCATTGTTTCAAATCTTTAAAAAAGCACCCCGTTATCAGGTTCATTGCCAAATGCCTCACTTGGCGACGCTGCGGGTATGGCATTATTACTTCGCTCTTGTATTGGTTCTCTTGGTATATTCCCCATAGGCTTAGCCATTTGCCCTGTAAATTCATCATAAAAGTAAATTGTAAAATCATTACTATCAACCATAAACTTAAACGAATCAAAAGGGTATCCACGTGTATATTGTGGGAGAACTTCCACGATGTTTTTATCATTATCATCAACTTTTAATAAGAAAACAGTCTCCGCCTTCTTAGTTACCGCACTACCTAAGTGACCAGTGGCTTTGGTAACGCCATATGCTACGTGAATAATTGTGCATATATGTATCTTATAATCGTCCGCCCATTTAATAAGTTTATGCACTATTTGGTTACTCCATTCAAGATTATTTACATCGTTCATCAAGTCGGCTATACCATCAATAAACACTAATTTGACTTTCCCCTTAAATCGCTCCAATACTTTCTCTATGAACGCTACACGCTCTTCGGCAGATAGGTGACATATTTTGAATGTTAAATACTGAGGATATATTGTGCCTACTATATCAGCAACAGATTTAAATGTACGCTGAGCATAGTATTCAGATTGCTCGGTGTCAAAGTCTAAGATATAATAATCTTCTCTACGATGTGAGTGTATGTTTGGGAATCGATAAGAAGCATTACCTCCAATATAGGTTGCACAAAGTTGCGTTTTGAAAAGCGTTTTTTTGCTTTTCGAAGGCGCGGCTATCACGCTAAAACTCCCCGCTGTCATTACAGTTGTAGGATAACAATTCCCCTTAAATTGGTGTTCTCCAATGCTGATGAGAGTTTCTGGCGGAGGTAAGGGTTTGTCAAGAGGAATGTATGCCCTTTCATATTCTCGTGCAAACCACAAATCGTCAAAGGGAGAAATCTCTATATCTTCTCTTACTTCTTCTAATTTCAATGGCATAGTAGTGACAGTTTAGTTATTTCTGATTTGATGAAATATTCTATATCCTCGTGTTTATATTCCTTAGTAAGTGCTGTTATTGCGTCTTTGATTTTCTCGTCAATAATTTTTCCCCTCTCCTTGATAACTCTCGCAATATCATCTGGACGGTATTCATCTTTCAAACTTGTGCTTTCCTCTGCGGGTGTTTTGTTTGCTTCGGCTATCCTTTTTGCTTCACGAAGTCCCCGTTCATAATCCTTATACGCCACCTCATAACGAAGCATTTTAGTCTCGAAAGCAATATCATCAATCCACCATTCAAGAGGCTTCTGTATAACTTCGTATATATGTCCCAAGATAGTATTCGCTGTTATATTCTCACCTTCTTGTTGTGCAAATCTGAAGCGCGCAAGAAATATATAACAAAATAGCCTTGACAAAAGGGGGTATTTATCAGTTTGATATTCCTGAGTGGTTCTCAAGAACTTCACAACTGAGTTATACGCCTCTTTATCATCAATATTTCCCCTTCGTTTTACTAAATATGACAATCTTCGCATTGCCACATCTACATCTAATAAATTTTTAGCCATTGCTTTTTTTGATTTTAGTTGTTAGTTAAATTACAGGTCTCCAATATTACGCACCACTCCCGATTTGCCACCTTTCTGTCCCTTCTGTGGGACTTCTGTATAGAGTTGGGTATCTGTTAGTCCGGCATTATAAAACGTGCTAAAATGGTCAGGCTCTAACATTTTATCAGGAGATAGTGTGAATTGCGGGTAAATCTGCTTCTGAATGAACACGCCTTTTATTGCTAAATCGATTTCTCCTTGCGTGTAGTTCTTAGCAACTTCGATGAGATTCATCTTAGCATTCCCTAATATCGCCACATTGCCTATTGCGCCAACATTATAATGTCGCTTAGCGTCATTCCAACGTTTAGCGAGCCACGCTGCCAGCGCTATGGTATCTCCTTTAAAATCGTCATAGGCTTTTAAAGTCGATTTTGCCTCTTTCGGTTTTTCCTCGTGCGTGTGCGTGTTTGTTTGTTTGTTTATATTATTATAAACATTATCATTATCATTATCATTATCATTATCATTATCATTAGGGTTATCTTCGGTTATGTTGGGTAATGTTGGGTTATCTTCGGTTATCTTTGGGTTATCTTTTTTCTCGTAATAAGGATTAGATTTTCCTTTCGCAAAATTCGGATTACCTCCCTTCTTCCCATTCTCTTTATTAACCGCTAATTTCTTTTGATAACTTTCAGAAAACGCATCTAAATCTAATTTGATAAATTCAAAAGCCATTTCAACTTTATCGTCTGTTGAGCCTGCATTTGCCCCGTTCTCCACATATTCGAATAACATTTTGAAAAGAACGCCTGCCTGCTTGTCGGACAATTTATTGACCACACTTCCGTATTTAGTCTTTAGAATAAATGTATCTTTCATAGTTGTTGCTTTTATTGATTATTATCTATTTCATCTTTTATAAGGATAAAAATCGCTCTTGCTGTTGGTTTGAGCGTGTCTGTACTATCTTTGCTCTCAAATGCATATTCAAGTATAGCCATTATCACTTCAAACTGTATTTCTTTTGGGAGGCACTTTATAGCCTCATACCAACTCTTTTTAAATTCTAACTTTTCCATCATCCTTGTTTTTCGTATAGTTTATTAAATTGTTCTTTTCCTATTTTCCCTATGGCTTCAGCCACGTTCTGATAACCGAGTTTTTTAGCAAAAGCACTCTTTTGGTCATACAAGTCTCCAAGCATTTTGGGACTACTGTCTTTCATTGTCAAGGGGACTATCCCCGAGTCCTGTAATTGCTTAATACCTTGTAACTGTACCTTAGCTGTATTAATAATAGTGTTGGCTACGTTGGTCATTGCTTGTGCTTTTGAAGTATCAACTCGGTCTTCTTTGATGTCGTCAAAGAGGCGGAAAAGGCTTTCGTTTAAATCGTCTAAGTTCATTTGTTCAATTGTTTTTTTATTTTAGAAATTTGTTTTATAGCTGTTTTTAACTCATTAGGATAACGGTGAATAGTATTGTTTTGCATAAGTTCTTCATCGCTCACACACGCCAAATTTTCTAAACAGCAATCGAGCGTATTCCCATTTTTAAAAATGATATTATACCCTTTAGGTATTGTTCCGTGTGCTTGCTCCCATAGATAACGGTGCTTAGGAATTGCTTTTCTCGCTCCTGGTATCTTTATATAGATGTAAGAAATACCTTTTTCATTGCGAATCACCTCAGTATAATCAGTGAGAGTATTATGAGGTAAATGCCCTTTCTTAAAAAAAGTGTGTTTACATTTTTCATAGGTTTCAAAACTCATCTTCTTTCCTTTATTCTCAGCAACACGACCTTTTTTATATTGATTATTGATTATCTTTTCTTTAAGTAGCTCAGAATACCCCATTTTGTGCATTTCTTTTGATAAATGGTATTTTGAACGCTTCAAACGTTTAGCAATCCAATCTATAGAGTGTGTGCGTATATACTTATGAATAAACTGATGTTCCTCATAGGTATAAGGTTTTTTCATCGCTTCACTTCTCCAAAACTGTTGCAACTCTTTTGGAACTTTAAGCCCTTTTTCTTTAAAAAACCTCCGCACAACATCTCTCGAAATTTCTAATTTTTTAGCAATTTCTCTAACAGACATATTCATATAGTGTTTACAAATGAAAGTCGCTTTATCGGCTGTTATTACTGGTGCTGGCATTCTTTTTTATTTTTTCAATTTGCAAAAGTTCGTTAAAAGTAACCGCTTCAGAATAGTTTTTAAAACGCTTTCGAATTCTTGTTTTGTTAATGGTTACTTCCACTCTCCAACAGTTGTGATATTGTGTTTTTCTTAAATTCTTGTCCTGCCCCTTGCTGGAGCTATCCCAATATATACTCATAAGTTTAATAAAGGTTTTACTTCTTTTTCTATAAACAAATCTAACTCATCTTCTATAGCTCTTCTCTTCTGTTTTATTAATTCGATTTGAGCCTCCAATGCTTTAATATCTACTTCTTCGGTTATTACCTTTTCTCTAAGCACTTCCCATACATCAGAAACTATTTTTGTTGTATCATTCGTTATAATAATCTCTTGTTTGCAATCGTATATTTCACGGTGTAATTCATCAGAAGTTTTATTCTTATCAATAACGATAAATAATACATCAATATTCGTATCATCAAACGCATTTCGAATGAGATTAAGTTCTAATAATCTATTACCTATAAGCTCTCTGAATACTTTCTCTGTTCCTCGATAAGCAACTCCAGGAAATAGAATATAGAAAGCGTATCTTTTTGTGTATTTTAACGATTTTAAAACAAAAATATCATCTACTTTTCCGTTCTTTTTCCACTTAAAATCCCTCTGTATTAAAGCTCTTTCCATATCGGATAAATCATTAAAAGCAATCGAAAAAGGAGGATTCATTAATACACAATCTACTTTTATGTTTTCATCGAAAAGAAAAAAACTCATATTCCTAACTTCTGAATTAGAAAAATTCTTAACAAAAGCCTTACAACATTCCTCTTGCACATCTATACCAATTATTTTCTTAGATTTTACATATTGTTCAAGTTGTCCGCTTCCACAAGCTCCGTCGAAAATAATAATATCATCTCCTACATAGTATCTTACCTTCTTAGCTACATACTTACGTAATGTGTCTCCTGTAATGTATTCTGCTAATTTTTTAGCGTTTAATCTATTGTTATGTTCTATCATATACATTTGCTCCTTCCTTGCGCCTAGCACTCAATCTCATTCAAATCGGGTTGTTAAATTAGCCCCCGCTCACGGCTCGAACGTGAGAGCTTTCCAACCGGGGTGCACGATGGAAAAATTACAACGTTTCTTTACTTTTATCTATATATTCCTTGCAAAACTGGTGGTCTATTACTGCCTCTACATTCAGCGTTTTTGCCGATAGCAAGGTCATTGTATAAGGAGGTAATTCTTTATCCTCATCTGCTACACGCATATAAGTTTCATAAAACGCCTCGCTTAGTACTTTTGCCTCTTCAGCATTAGGTGCTTTCACTAAAAAGCGCATTGGATAAGATTCTTTGTTTACCATTATCTCTACCTCTATCTGATAGAACTTATTTTGCTCCTCATCGCTGTTTTTCTTTGCCAAAGATACAAGGGTAAAATACTGTTGCTCTTTAAGTGATTTTATTTCAAATGTCCCCTTATAATGCTGCTCCACGTAGTCGGTGATGATTTGCTGTGCTACGGTAGCACTATTGGCATACAGATAAAACGTGCGCTTTTTGTCATTGTCATCTACCACAGCCGTCCAAATGGTAGCACTACCTCCTACTAATCGTGCTGAGCGTTGTAGGTTGCTAACCGATACTTCTTTTAATTCGCCACTATCCATAAAGAATTTGATAGTTTGCAGGTTGTCATCAGTTAGTTCTTCTCCTTGATAAAGGATAATCTCCCTGCGCTCAATAGGGACAAATTCTCCTGTATCCTCATTAACAAATCTTTCTTCCCAACGGCGATAAAGATTTTCAGTTAGGTATTTGCCTTTTAAGGCGGTAAGGTCTGAGGTTGTGAGTACCTCCTCATTAAATCGGCTTACTGTTTCTTTTTTCATTGCTTATTTTACTTTAAAACTTACTTATTTATATCTTCATTTTGATATTCAATGCTTTATAACTTGTTTTTGTCCTTGCTTAATAATACTTACCCTCTAAATTATTCACTTGCTTTTCTATCTCATTGAGGTACACCAAATCATCGGGCGTTGGTAGGTATATACCTGCTTCCTTGCTGGCGTAGTCCCTGAAATTATCAATGGCGGTTGTCATCTCCTTAGTGTCTAAACTCGCTGTACTTCGCCACGCTTCTCTTATCTCACCAGTTTTGCGGTTCACATACTCAGTACGGAATATCTGAGGGTTTACAATCTTCTTGAATATATCTTGCTTAACATATTCAGGAGTCTCGCCGTATTCAAGAGCGAACCACGCAAAGAGGAGGTGAATGTAATTATTCTGTGAGTAGGTGCGTTTAGGCTTCTTTTCGATGATTTCAAAGGTCTTTTTCTTCTCGATGAGAAATGCTAACCGCTCTTTTGCTCTTTGTATATCAAACTCGTTGGTTGCGTTGAAAATCATACTTTATTGTCTTTGAAAGCAAGGCAGGAATCGAACCTGCTACTATCCCTTTTGATACTTGCTTTTTGTTTTTCCTTAAAAAGGCATTCCGTCATCTTCTTGTGCAGGTGCTTGCCCCATATTGTTAAACATTTGCCCCTGCTGACATTGCGGTTGCCCTTGTTGTGGTGGGTGTGCTTGCGCTTGTTGAGGTGGAGCATATTGAGGTTGTTGTGGATAACCTTGTGCTTGCTGGTACTGTTGCTGTTGTTGCGCTACATTCGTGGTTTTAATGAGTTCAATCTTCCACCCTACAACTGTATTGAAGTACTTAATATCTCCTTGCTGACTTATCCATTCACGACCTTGCAGGTTAAAGTGTATCTTAACTATTTGACCTATACGCAAGTTGTCTAACAATGCGCAATTGCCTTGTGCAAATTGAATGATAATATCTTGTGGATATTGCCCATCGGTGGTGATAACCAAATCACGCTTCTGAAAGCCATTTTGTCCTACTGTTTCAGTAGCAAATATTACTTTAATTTGTCCTTGTATTTCCATTATTATTGTTTTTAATAAGGAGGTAGCAATAGGTGTTATTACCCCCTACAAAGTTATTGATACATAGCTACTAAATTCTTTGAATCTTTGTGCACAATGTTATCATCTTCAGTTACTTCACTAACGTGAAAAGCGTATCCTTGTACACTGTCAGGCTCTTCATCTTCAAGATATTCAAATGGACTTTCCTCAAAAATATCCATTGCTTCTTCATAGCTGTTAGCTTCTACGATAGCCGTGTACTCACTTTCTTCCACGTGCTCAAATTTAATTACATACTTTTTCATTTTTATTTGAATTTATTGATTATAATAAAGGTTTTGCGATTTCTAATAGTTCTTTTTGTTCTTCAAGGAATTTCTCAGCTAACAATTCTGTTTTAAAATATAATGGTCTACTAAATGTAATTTCGTTCGTTACTATTAAATTATTGCTAGCGTTTTCAATTGTCCATTTCGTAACTTTGTCATTATCCCAATCAGGCTTCCAACCCTCGTTATAGTAGTCTCTGAGAAATAAAAGTTTTAAAAGTGCCATCGTTGCATCAACAAGTCTCTCACTCGGTGCTTCTAAACAGTCTGGTAGATAGTAATAATCACCTTTTTTGTGTGCTTCTTTAATAACTTCCTCAAAAGTTGGTGCAGGTGCTTTTTGCTCAAAACCTTGCAGGGTATAAGGAGCTGTGGAGAGTGTTAGTTCTCCTGCATAGGAACGGCTTCCTTTTAAGGTGTAACTTTCAATTTCTCCTTTAAATTCTACTTCTATAGGAAAATCTATATCAGGTTCGTTATTGTCAATTCTTTTAACCGTCCCTTTTTGATTAGGATAAAATACTTGGTCATAGACCGACATTCCTACTTTAAATACTGTTTTCATTTGTTAAAAAAAGTCGTTACTAAAACGCTTTGGTGCGAAAACCTCACGACTGACGGTTTTACTCATTCGTGTTTATAAAAACTTCTACTTTTATGCATTTTGTTCATTAAATATTTTCTTGTCAGTAATAAGTTCTCTGTTACCTTCCAAAAACTCAATAAAACGCTCGCATACCTCCTTTAATCGTGCTGTATCCAACTTAGGCATATAAGCATAAGCCTCTTTATATACCCCCTTAAAATCAGTAACCAAATACTCAAAATCGGTTATCTCAATGCCTTGCTGGTTCAAACAGTAAGGATATACTATGTGTTGCCAATTGTTGCGGTACTTGAAAGCGTTATACTTGCCCGTTGTCTTTAAATCGACTATCATAAACGGCAAAAGGTAGTCTAAGTATCCGTACAAAAAGACTTCACCATATTGGGTTGGTAATGTACCCTCAACGCGATATTGTGTAAGGGCGTTTCCCTCTTTTAGTGGCGTGGCAATGCATTTGGCGAGTTCTTTTGAGAACTTGAATATTTTGCCATTCATCATCACCGTTATTTCGCTTTCATCGGCACTTATCTCAAAGCGTTTACTCTTGCGATTTTCCACGATACAATCAACTACTTCATTGAATGCTGTACCTCTGTCAGCCGCTTCACTCTCAAAAGGCACACGATTAATACAGTCAATGAGTGATTTTAAATTTTTGTATTTTAAATAACCTGTAAAAGTGTCCAATAATGTAGGAGTAAAATTATACCTCTTCATATTTGTTTAATCTTTAAGTTTTACAATAATAGAGTTCTTGCGATATGTTACATCTGGAAATTCTTCCAAAATAACACCATCTTCATCTACTGTTGTAAGACCCTTTTCTTTGTTAATAAAAGCATTTTTATACTTTTCTTCAACACATTTAAGGTTATTAGAGGCTATTTGCCATTCACTGATTTTGCTGTAATTATACATTCTTCCTCCTTGCCTTACAGCAAGTTCAGCCCCTTTGTAATGACCTTCATTTTTTTCAATCTGAATTTCAATTTGTTCAGATTGAGAACTTTCAAAAGATTTTATAATTTCGATATAATCTTCACATTCTTTTTTTTGCCTACGAAATTCAATTAAAGCGTCTAAGATTGATATATCACCATCTTCAACCGCTTGACATTTGGCTACAAATTCCTCTTGTAGTTGGTAAAAAAGTTCTTTTGTTCGTCCCATTTTATTGATGTGTTTGATTTAAAAGATTAATAATTTGTACTTCTACCTCTTTGCTAAGTTTATACTTAGCTTTTACCTGCTCAACACTATTTATTTTGCCATTATTAATAGCTTCAATTACATTAAGCCATTGAGGGGTGTATGTCTTATCTTTATCTAAGATATTGAGCCATTTCAGCTCTTTAGGTAGCTCTTGCGTTGCCTTGTTACCATCATCATCTTCAGCACCTATACATACGAGAGATTGTAGTCCATACCTACGTGCGTAGGTGATGCCTGAGCCTTGAGACTGTGCATTACCTTGAATGTAGATGATTTCTGTAACGCTTTCAATCGTTTGCCCGCTTTCGTGCAAGAGGATTGTTTTTACATAGTTTTTGCCTTCAATGAATACAGTAGGTTGTAGTACAGAAATACCGTGTTTATTAAGTACAGGTATCACTGCCTCACGAACTGCATTTAAATCAGCATATTTGTTCTTTAAAAAAGGATTTTTACTATTTTTTTGAGCATTCACCATCTCTGTTTGTGCCTTATTAAAAGCCTTTGCAATTTCTGTAATATTTTCCATTTGATTTGTATGTTTAATTTGTTATTTCTAAAAGAAAGTGCCGTGCGTTGTAATGAATTATGTACAGATTTAAGGATAACACGGCACTTTTCTACGTGTATGAATTAATTGGAGATTTTACTAATCAATTTATTTATCTCATTGAGTTTTGTTTTCAATTCGTTAAAGAACTCATCTTTGCCAACTTCTATAACATTGTACGTGATATCTTCGAAAATCGTAGGTGTAAGAGTTTCTTTCATCTCAATACCGAAGTCATCAACTCTTATTGCTGTTAGCGCTAAAAACCTTCCATTTCTATACTCCTCATACACATTAATGTACCAGTTTATTGAAAAGTATTCTACTCGGTAGCATTTACCTACTTCTAATATTTTTACTTGTTTTTTCATTGCTGTAAGATTTTAAACTGTTAAGAAACCATAACCATTGTAATCGGCAAACTCGGGCATTCGCTCTTCTTCTGCTATCTCTTCTCTATATCGCCTTTCTGCTAACATCTCTTGCACTTGCCCTTCAATGTCTAATAAGTCTTCAATCTCTGCCCATTGTTCATCTGTAAACTCAATAGGTAACCACTCACCATTTACCCTTCTGCTACTCTCGCTATAAGTACCTCTTGCGTCAGCATACAGGATAAAATCGTAATAGTTGTCTTTGTAGCACAACCCCCATTGCTCATTGTTCCCATCAGGGTCTGATTGCAATAGCTCAATAATCTTATTGAAGGTTATATCACTCACCCTCGCAGAATCTGGGTGTAGTTCTTGTCCGAGTGCGTTATTAAACGCCTCTTTTTCAAACGGCACGCACTCATCATATCGCTTGCCATTCATCGTTACATAGCCACCAATTAGAAGAATTTGGCTATTTTGTTTTGCTGTTTCCATTTTTTGTTGTAATTTTGCCATCGTAAAAATTTTTTAGAATTATTAAATTAATATTTAGTTAAGGCGACGCTGTGAAGTGTCGCTTTATTTGTTTCTCTTCATCTTTCTGAGTATCTTGTTAGGTTCTTTTTCCTTCAAGTCTTCCAACTGTTTTACGCTTATAAGTGACTGACCTCCTGCAAGGTTCTCGTTCTTCAATACCCCACTTGTTAGCCACGTACGTACAATATAATCCGATACCCCTAAGTACTCCGCTACCTCAGGAACACGTAGCAATCTCTTAGCACGCTTACTGTCCTCGTAACGTTCAATCGCCATTGCCATTAAGTCCACCGTGTTAGGTACTACTCCTTGCATTGCCCACAACTCCTCACGCTCACTTGCGAATAGTGCGTTAATATCATCGTTAATTCTCTCTACTCTACTTAACATATCTTATTCTTCGTTTTGGGTAAATGCTTCTTCCTCTGTCATTTCGAGCACCTCAATTACCTTGTCTCTTATTGCTTCTGAACGGTGATATAAAGGTGTATCATTCATTGAACGCCACTTTACCAACGTCCAATAACTCACGTTCAACTTATCCTCCAATGCTCTTGCAATTGTTTTGTTGAGCATTTTTTTTCTCGCTTCTTTTGTTAGTTTCATTTTATTTTGTACTTTTGCCAAGTAAAAAACGCTAAACGCTTTTACTTTTATTTTCACAGGGCAAAGATACAACATTTTAGTAGTAACTTCCAAATATTTTTACAACTTTTTTGTGGTAAAAACGAATATTTTTTATAAGTAATTGATTATCAATTATTATTTTTTATGGAATATGAGTACGGAAATGGTTTTAAGTATATCAGTGGGTATATTAACGTTGCTAACTACATTTTTAGTATGTTGGCAATTCTATAATACCTACCAGCTTGATAAATACAGAAGAACGTTAGATTGCAAATTAAAGCAGGTAATGCAGGATAACAAAAGCCTTTCTTATGCAATGTTTAGCCTAACAACCTCCTATATTGCAATCTATAACAACAGAGATTTAAACGAATGTATCGCCTACCATTTCAGTGCCATTGAAGAAGTAAATAATATAACGAATAAAGAAATAAGAGATGAAATAACAGAAACTGTATCATCTCTTATAAGTGAAATCACCAATCGTTCTAAAACACTGCAAATTACTACTAAACAAAAAGATGATTTTCTAAAAATTGCAGAAAAATCATCAAATAAAAAAGAATTGCAGAGAATTATAAACAACATCAAAATAACGTCTTAATAATAATGATATTAAGACCAACAACAGCTGTAGCGATGCCTATACACGCTATACATAACATCAAACGAATACCTTTATCAATAAAGTCATCGAGTTTATCATTGTCATTTAAATAACTACTCATAGTGTTTAATCTTTAAATTTTTGCAAAGATATGAATAATAATTCAGATATACAACAAAAGAGTAGTAAATCAGAAGTCGCTAATCGGCTCAGTGAAGTATATTCATATGTTAAAAAAAATACTGAGTTCGTTAATCAAACTCTGTTTGCTAAAAAAATAGGAGAACAACGTAGTAATTTCTCATCTGCCTTAAATGGTAATGAAAAATACCTAACAGAAGGATTAATTAATAAAGTAATTGCTGCTTTCCCACAATTCAACAAAGATTGGCTTTGGAAGGGCGAAGGCACTATGTTTGCTAATGCCGACCTTCCGCCTATAAATGCCCGCTTTATCGAAGTTTATGAATACTTGCAACACACTCGCCCTGATTTTACCCCTGAAAAAATAGGACTTTCTCAGGACGAAATTGACAACATACGCATAGGCAAGGCAAAAGTTCCTTTTATAAAAATTGTAAATCTAAAAACTTCATACCCCGAAATAAATACTGACTATATAACCTCTAATTATGGCGAGATACTAATTCCTGTTATAGATTACAGCAAAATAACCGACCGCCTTCCACAAGGTGAATTAAAAGAAAAGGAATATCCCGAGAAATTAGCTGTTAAATTAGTAACTACCAAAGCACAAGCGGGTTGGACGGAAGGATATTACAATGATGAATACTTAGAAGATATGCCTACAATACTCATTGACTCAGAGGAAAAACATCACGGCAACTACTTAGCATTCGAAGTTGCAGGCGATAGTATGGAGCCCGATTACATAGAGGGCGATGTCGTTATCTGCCGTGAAGTACAACGCCACTTGTGGCAATATAAATTACACATAAAAGATTGGGACTTCGTCATTGCACACGCCACCAACGGCATAATGCTTAAAGAAATCATCAAACACGATGTGAAGAACGGTGTTATATACTGTCACTCGCTAAATCCAAAATACGAAGATTTTAAAATTAGTCTTCACGAAGTACGCTTTCTGTACAACGTCATAGAAGTACGGCAAAAAGGACGTAGCAAACGCTCCAACCGTGCGAAAGATTTTCTGTAAAAACAAATAACAATATCATATTATGAACTTAACAAATTGTCCCGCTTGTCAAAAGCAAATCAGTAATTCAGCAGAAACGTGTCCTCATTGTGGACATCCTATCAAAAAAATAAGAGAGCAACAAAACTCTCTTGTAACAATGATTGTTATTATTGTTGTATGTTTAATAGCGTTCCTTGTTATCAAATTGCAAGGTTTATTCAAATGAGTATTAATTTTTAAAACATAATATACCAATGAAAAAAATATTATTTTCAGCACTCACAACTATTTCAGTAGCATTCACAAGTGCACAAGAATTTGAAGTTACCCCTGATGGACTTAAAGAAAAAACATCAGGAAAAGACTTTGCAGTTATCGAAGTACAGGGTAAAACCGCCAGCGAATTGTATAATAACGCTGTTAAGTACATTAATGTAAGTTACAAAAATCCAAAAGAAGTAATAAAAGGTGATGTTAAAGATGACTTTATAAAGTGGGAAACTTTTGTGCCTAATATTGGTACAATTAAAAACAGTTTTGTAACTGTACCCGCAGACGCCCTTATTACTGTGCAACTTTCTTTTAAAGACGGAAAAGCAAAATATGAAGTTGTTAATCAGAATATATATAATAGTCAAAACAAAGGAGAATTAGGCAAAGTAACCTTTAAAGGTAGTAAGTGGTCAGGGTTCCCTATATATGATGAAAAAAATAACAATCTACGACAAGAACAACTTAAAAAAGATATAGAAAACTACTACAATTCACAAATTGCAAAAATTAAAGAATACTTAAACGGCACGTCGCAATCTAAAAATGATGATTGGTAAAACAAAAAAGAGCCTCGCACTTACACGGGGCTCTTTTTTTAACAACTAAAAATAATTATTTATGAAAACACTTCCACATTCTCCAACCTATTACACCCGCCAGCAGTACCAACAATAGCCATACCCACCAACTAACAATTCCTTTCACATCTTTTGTTTTATGAAAAAAAGCCGTTGTGCTTTCTGTGCTTCGTAATTCATTATTAGTTGTGCTTATAGTACTCGTAAGGGTAGTATTCGCCACTATTTGGCTATTGGATAGGCTACTTTTAGTCGTAATCTTCACCTTTCCACCTCTTACCCTTATAGTTTCATTGTCGCCGTTACGAATGCGAGTATATGTAAGCTCCTTGCTGTTACCCACGCTATCCTTATCGCTCTCTACTGTTACCTCGTACTCTTGTGAGGCGTGTGTATCGAGTTGCAAGGTTTGTTCGTTTTGCTGAAAAAGAGCTGTACTATCCTTGTACTTTATAATACGTTCTTTTTGTACCTGCTTTTGCTCGGTAGTGGTTACCTTACGGGTCCTGCAACCTAATAGACCAAGCAATACCAGCACTAATCCGATAACTCCGAAAGCTCTCAGTATTCTTATGTAATTATGCTTTCTCATAACTTTCAATCGTTTTAATCACTTTCTTCAAACTATCAGCATAGTTGGTAGCGGTAGCATAGCCTGCCTTTGCTACCTCCTCAGCAAACTTGTAAGGGTCGCTTCTTACTAACAATGCCTTTGCATATCGTTTGTTCTTGAAAAAGAATTGTGCGTGGTCGGTAAAGCATTCTTCGGGGGTGTCGTACTTCCTGAACCAGTCTTTAACTGTGTACTTGTACTTACCACTCGGTAACATCTTCACCGATATAACCAACGGAAACAAGTGCTTTAAATTGGGGCTACTTAATATCTCTGTTGTAGTTATTAATTGCTTCTTGTCAGCTGGCGTGTCCTTGCCTGCTTTTACGCCAAAAAACATATTGCCCGGCACACTCTTTCCCCAACCGCTCTCCAATGCCGCTTGTGCCAAAATGAAGAGGTGAGAGATACCCGTTTTACGCTCTGTTTCAAGCGCAAACGGCTTGTATTGCTTTATAAATTCCTTTGGTGTCATTGTTGTTCGTCTTCTATTTTGTCGTTATTGTTTAATTCTTCTGTTTTAGTGCCATTGCTAATTTCATCGAAGAAATCTTTTAATTTCCCACTCCTCTCATAGTTATAGAGTGCTTTCATTATCCATTGTGGTGGGTACTTCCCTCCTGTGAGTACAAAAACGTTCTTCACTATCTTGCTTACAGGGTACATCAGCGTCATAAATTGTACTGCGCTTTGGAATATTTTGCCCGTTTCAGTTTCATTAATAGGAATGCTTAATATAGAGAGCGATATATAGACTACTGCTATCACCATCATAATAGTAGCATTGCCTACAAGGAAGTTATGAATATTAAATGTGCCTGCTTTGGCGTGATAAATAGCCCCTACTACCATATTGAGGAGGAGTACAAAACTAATTCCTACAAAAAAGAGTTCATTTTGCTCCCGCCATACCGAAAAGTACGAATATAACAATAGTAACGGCACGCTCTTAAAGAAAGCAACAAAGAAATAGTACACCCTATCTCTTAGATGTATCTTATCATCAAAGTAGAAGAGTAAAACCAAAGGCGTTGCCCATATCGCTATCTTTATCTTGGCTTTGAGTAGCCACTTCATAAACTTATCCATTAGCCTCCTTGTTTATCCATTTCACAATAGGGTAAGGCATTACGCTCGCTACAATATCCCACCAATCAATAAAGGTGCCCTTTACTTCTTTGTCGAATAGCTCTTTTGAAAGACCTATGCACAGCACCCAAAAAAAAGCAAATGCTAATGCCTCCCACCACTTCATAAAAAAGACAAATACTAAGAAGGATACCACTAATATAATGTTTCCAAAAAATGAATGTAGTAGTTTGTCTTGACCTGTTAAGTTTTGTTTAAATTTATTCATAATTCTAATTTATTTAATCTTCATTAGCAGGGCACCAATCGGTTGGGGCATCTCCTTTTTCAAGTTTAATCCATTCTATGGTGCTATCTACTACAACATCTGATGGATAAGTCCAAACCCACAAATTTTTATTATTTGTACCACCAATTCTCCAAGAAAATGTATTTTGATATATACCATTACCAACATCTTTCAAAGTACTTATCTCAACTCTATCACCACTATTGTACAATGCAAATGCTACTTTCCCTGTGCCTAATTTACCTTTGATGGTTGCGGTTACTATTTCACCCTCTTTTAACTCTGTAATAATTTCATAAACAGCAATGAGATAACTATTATTTGTTATCTTTATGCCACTATTGCGCAATAGATTTTCTCCCACAAATGCCTTTCTTTCAAACTTATTGCTCATAGTAAGGTAGTCGCCCTCTCCCCACAACGCTACCATTCGCAACTCCTTCACGTCGCTTGGCGTTGCGAATACAAGCCCTATTACATTCCCTGCATAGTCTCTTTGTACAGAATTCACTACCAAACCAGCCTCGTATCCTAATACTTCAAACGTGTTGCTGGCTGTCTCCACAACAAGTACATAAGTACCTTTTGTTAGCGCATTCATTGTGGCAATATTACCACTATCCGCCTTGTCTATCTTTATCGATAACTCGTGAGTAAATCCTCCGCCAAACTTCTGCGAGCCACTCACTTTAAAAGCGTTGTTTAATTCAAACAAAAACCCTCTCTTGTTAGGTAAAAGTTGTAAGTGAGTAATTACTGTCTTGTCTGCATTCAGTGTTGTATACCTCCTGTCAATATCCTTGTAAGGTATCACCAGTACTCTGTGTTTTAGTCCCTTTTTTGGCTTATAATCACAATCAAGAGTTATATCCTTTATGTTATCTATACATTTCATATCAATTTCATTCTCATTCTTGGTTTATTAATTCGGTCGCTATCACCACAACCACTATTACATCTATATTCGGGGAATAGTTTAGCATTCCTTTCAATACATAGTTGGCAGTCTTGCCATAGCAAGTCCGCTTGCTGCTTGTACATTGTGCGCACATCTCTTCTCTCTGCTTGGCTCACTGTGTCACCATCTTGATTTTCTTTCACTTTCAATCCCATAGCGGTATCAATATAGTGCCCAGTGAAGACATATCGAGCGTATGTGAAGTATGCTAATACGGCTTTGAGCCCTGCAAATTCGTACTTTTTGCCCTCAAAGCTATAAGTGCCACCATTAAGCAATAAAGAGTAATCCCTCACGGGCGTTTCGCTCGTCAAATCTTGGTAAAATGCCTCACATACAAGTTCTTTCAAGTCAAACATCTGCGCTTCTCTTATAAATCGGTTGAACTCTTCCTCTTTTCGAAATAGAGAAACGCTTAAATACTTGCTACATTCTTGCTTATTAACTAATAACTTCATACTAATTTGCTAATTTCAAAAAGTCCGTTTTCTGATATATTCCTTGCGAAACCGTCGAAAAGCTCCTCGAACATCTCTTGTACATCTTGGCGTTCTTCTTGCATTTGCTCCTGCATAAAGATACGTGCCTCCTTCAAACTTTCTCCCGATGTATTACCTAATTTCCCTTCAACGTAATCAATCAACACAGGAGGTACATTGCCATACGATTTGCGAATGTTATTAGCAGTCTTCTCGTCAGCGTACTTAAAGGTATCGTCCTTGATATTACTCTCGATAGCCTTTATCAGTACATTATCCTCCAACTTATCGCCCTGCATTTCCGTTTCAAAGTGAAAAACGCTCTGCTCTGCTTCAACGCCTATGCTCTTTCTTAGTTCATTCCTGAAATCCTCTCTTTTTTCCTCGCTTTCCATTGTTGGAGTAACAATGGCATACGTTCCAAAGAATCCTTTTTTAAACCCGTTGCGGGTAAATACACTCGACAGCCATTCACTTTCGCAATCACGTATTACTACATCAGCCCACGCCAGCGGGTAGGTGTCATTTCTGTCAAGGTTTAAGAAGAATACTTGCCCCTTGTAATTATCCCAACCTCCTGCCTTTGTTACCTGCGCTTCTATCACCTTAGGACGGGGGTCGTATCGGTCAATTGCGACTAAATTCTTATCCCTATCCTTATAGTCCGTCAATTTATCCCAATCGTTATATACCAGCACCTTGCCTCGATAGTCCTCGCTGTCTTTTGCCCCTAATCGGCAATTCCTGTACGGCAATACCTGCACGCTTATCTTCTCGTAGAATCCGTTGTAATTTACGTGCACAAATACGCCCTTATGTATTGCAATGCTTCTCGCAACCTTTTTCAGCAAGTCGTTAGGGGTTTCCCTTTTATCATTAATAAACAACTCATCTTTTCTAAATCGAACCCCTTGCGACCTTGCCTGCTCTCTTCTTTCAATCTCCAATGCAAAACCACGCCCATATATGAAATCAGCAATCACGCCCGAACAAGCACGAGCGGTTGGCGAACCTGCCACCAACTGCTCAATAATTGTTGGGTAGTCGTTATTCTGACCATTAGCCAAATACGGGAAGCCTTTATACTTCTCGCTATTTGTCTTTCTTTGCTCTTTCGCTAATTCTATTGCCGTTACCTTTGCCATTGTTAATTATCAATTGCTAATTGTTACTTAATAAGCTCTTCCCAATTCTCAGGATACACTTCAAAGTTCGCAATTCTATTCTTATTAATTTTGAGATATCGCACCGCAATTTCATCTGTGATGGTGTCGTTGTTAAACAACTCACTACTACCGAAGTCCATTGCCAGCGACCCAATGCCTTCACGCAGTTTGAATACGCATTTGTCATTCGCTAATTTGCTAACTTGTTCATTAGCTAATTCTTCTTGTGTGTTTTGAACCTTTTTTGCCATAATAATATTATTTTTAATTCTTAACTTTTCTTTGCCCTCATTAATGAGTCTATTCCAATACCCCTGTAACTTACTACCACAAGTCGTACAAGGGTCGTTGTCGTCAAACAGGTAAGCATAAAAGGCGATGAACGTATCTTTGTCCTCGCTCACCGCCTTTTCATACCCCCCAATGAGCAACTTATTCAATTTCTCATCTGTAAAAACCATTTCACCAATTTATTTTGCCACTATGCAGCAAGTTTCTTATCAAACTTCTTCTTAGTGGTTGCGTAGTCGGTTTCGAGCCATTTCAAAGCCACATTAGGCTCTTTTTGATTTGCAGGAGTTGAAATTGTGAGTTTGAAAGCGCCACCATTAGTGCGACCTTCACCTTCTGTTACTTCTAATCCTACAAAGAATCCTAATACATCAAAACTGCTCTCACCTTTGGCTTTATGCTCAATTACCGCAACCAATTGCGCACCGTTTACAAACTGGTCAATCTGCTCGTACTCCTCAGCACTCTTGCCATACACAGTAATACCTATTGAGTGCTTATAGCCGTTGAAATCATCATCTGAAATCTCTGGTTTAATACTCTCTGATATGTGTGTTTCTTTGAAATTGTCAAAGAAGTAACCTGTCTTGCTCGCTTTGAGCACAAGCGAACTCATTTTGTTTTTCGAAGCGTCTACTGTGGTTGCTGCGAAGTCTATATCTGCTCTATTGATGAGCAAGATACGCTTCTCAATACCCTTCACTTTGTCTGTACAGTCAAAGGTCAAATCTTTACTTAACGCATTAATACATTCTGCCATAATTTCTCTTTTAATGTTTAATTGTTAATGATAAATGGCTAACTATACATTAACCATTTATCATTAATCATTACTAAATCGCCATTGCTCCGGTGTTACCAATCACTCGTTGGAAGTCTGCACGGTAAGAAGCCTTCAAGTAAACTTCTTCAAACTTACCGCCTAAGTACTCAACTCCTATGTCTTTGAGCGCTCCCATACTATCAATAGCAATTTGGCATTCATTCTTGTCAAGCAACAAGGCTCTGTGTGGGTTGTGCCACTTAGTGCCGTCGTCAAAGTTAGAGCGTATCATATCGTCTAACCATTCAGAGGTAACCACAGGTACACCTTCGAACTCTGATACCATATAACCGCCCTCAACCATTTTAAACGATTGCTCGTTACGGAACTCCTTGCGCATAAAACGTGTTAAGTTGGTTGCTAAACTCTGTGTAATTACAAACACAGGAGAAGCTCCTGCCTTAAATCCTGCAATATCTTTCAATTGACATAGCACCTTGTACGCTCTGTCTTCTGCAAGAGCACGTTGCCCAGCATAATTTGCTTGTGCATTCTCATCAATAGTAATCTTTCTCTCAGGCGCGGTTGCTACCATTTTCTCAAACTGAGAGAAAAGTCCGTTAAGCACGTTAAAGTTAGCCTTGTCCAAGCCCGCTTTAAGCACTTGTGTACCACTACCACTACCTACTGTCGAATGGTTCTTGTCTGCGAAAAATACGAATCTATTGAAGTCGTTCAATATGCCTCCTTCAATAAGTGACACCAAAAACGCCACATAATCCGAATCGTCAATGTTAAAACGGTCTGCTCCTGTTTTAGCCACCCAAGCGTCGAATGTTTTTTCAAGTGTAGAATAACAATCTGAAACATTCACCTTTAACGGCACAGGGTCAAACCAGCCTGTGCGCACTTGTGTATCAAGTGGCTTAGAAGGCTTACCACAACCTTCATCTAAGTGAGTTACATTCGATACTGGCGCATAATATCCGAACTCAGTACCTTTCACAATACCCTCACGAATTGTAAAGATTTGTTGCAATGGGAGCAAACCAAATTGCCCTTCTTCTAACAAGTCCTTAATTCTCTTGATGTACTCCTTATTTCTTTCAGCTTCTTTAAGAAACTCTTTAAATGCTGTATTTGCCATATTTTATCCCTTTAATAGTTAAAATTACTTGATACGACCCAAACGTTTACGAATTTTGTCCATATCCAAACTACTTCCACCAGCAGAAGATTCATTGCTTGTTGCTCCTTTGTCTTCTGCTGAAAATCTACTTTGTGTCGATTTTATCTTAGCAAATTCACTTGATAAAACTTCAATCTTCTCAGCCACCAAGTTAAAGCATTCCTCCAATTGTTTAGCAAACTCCTCTTGGTTGCTTTCATCAGGATTAGGTTCGCTCGCCTTTTCCTTAATCTCCTTAATAGCCCCGCCTTCCACTACCAGCGTGCTCTCATCTTTCAAAACATACTCGCCATCGGCAAGCGGTTTTTCTGCGTCTTCTCCCCCGTCAGTCTTTTGTTTCACTTTGTCGCCCACTTGTGGCTTTTCAGCCTCAGTAACTACGGTAATAATATCACCGTTAGCAAGTGTCAAATCCAAGTCAAAAGCCTTGTTAATTGAAAAGTCAAACGCTTTTTTCACTCTTTCTAAAATATTCATATAATCAACTTTTTTTGTTTTACTTTTGTTTGAAAAAAATAGTCCATTCGTCGCAGCAGGCACATCTACCAAGTCAGAAGCCACCCACCAATCAAGAGATAGTCCTGCAAATCGTTTTGTTTCTCCTCCTTCTGTTACCTCTTCTATAACCTCATCGGCAAACACATATACAGAATTTCCAAACATATCTGGACACTCCGAAGCCATTGAAATAACATAATCAGCAATCGAAATACCCCTGCCCATTACTTGCGTCTTCTTAGCCACGTCGGCAATAAACAAATCGCCGTACAGGTTGCCATTTTCAATTCTGAAATTCTTAAACCAACCTATTAGTGAACCCAAATCGGAGGTTCCAAAAGAGGGGTGCTCAAAACGAGATTTTATTTTACCTTCCTTCTCTCCGTATGCTTTTAACTCGTTTAAAAATCTTTCAGAGAAGTAATAACCATTCTTGTTGAGTCCTTTATTAGCCAATGCTACCCCATAGATAACGCCTTTTTCAGCGTCAATCTGTGAGGCTGTCAATTGTTCATTATGTGTGCTAAAACGAATTTCCATATGGCAAAATTACGCACAACCTACCCTACAACGTTGCTAATGTATGTTAGCAATGAATTATAAAGCATTTCATTACCTTTGCCCCATCATTACGGTTGTGGTTTTATTTGTTGTTAATTTAATTATTCACAAAAAAAGCACACTTTTTATAGTGTGCTTTCTTCTATTGAAAAATTCATTTGTTTTCTTGTATATTTATTTAGGTTATTATTAAACGAAAAACACGCCTCAAAAAGCGTGTTTTTTTTCCCTTGTAGGATTACGTCTAAATGTTTCTTTAAAAAAAGCGCGCCTATTGCCGTAGGTGCGTTTTTTTATAATCAATTAATTATTAGTAAGACTTTTAAAGTAATAATAAAAAAGCCCCTTCGTTCGTATGCCCATCTCTCTGTGACCATTTACCAAAGCCGACACCTCAGCCTTTGACAGCCCCAAATCCTTAACTAATTGCTTATTCCCTACCTTGTAGCGGTTCATTCGCTCCTTAATCCAATTAGGCGTTACCTCCTCCACAGGACTCGCCATATAACACCTTGCTCCAATATTCAGCGTATAATCCCCAAAGAAAGGCATAAAGAGTCCCTGAGCACGTTCTCTTAAATCCTTATCTGTTAAATAATTCTCACTTGGGCTCTTTTCCTGATAAACAGAAACAACAAGAACTTTTGTAGCCTTATCTATATGCTCTATTTTAAAGAAAATACGAGCATACCTTTGATATTGTAATGCCAAATGCTCTAACTTATCCAACTGCTCATCTGTGAGTAAGTCTTTTATTTTGTGTACTGCTTTAACTATATTCATATTTATTATTATAAAAGAGGCAAATCATCTACTATCATTACACAATCGTAGTAAAATTGTTTGCTTTCTCTATCATACCAACCGCCTACTACATAAGTGCTTTGCGTTGCAACCTCAATAACTCTTTTCAACCCTTCATCTCCAAAACTATCTTGTGTCATTCTCATTGCTACACAATAGCCTTTTTTAGGAGTTTGAAAATCTAACAACGAAACAGTGAATCCTTCTTTGTTAGCCTCTGCAATCTGTTTAATCATTTGGAATATTTCCATAATTGTTTTTTGACCGTGTTATACAGTTGTCTCTTCTGTTCTAATTCAACGGTACAAAGATACGGCAAACTTTTTAATTATGCAAACTTTTTCCAAAATATTTTTCAACTTTTTTTGTTTCATATTTAACAAATAAAAAAGCACCTTATTAGGGCGCTTTATTTTTGTCCTTATAATATTCCTCCCAGTGTGCTAATAATTTTTCTGCGTGCTCTTTTGGAGTTACTTTGATATACTTTAAAAAACTCGCCTCCGTTGTGTGTCCTGTTATCTTCATTATTGATAATGTATGGAAATTCATCAAGTATAAGTTAGTAGCGAATGACCTCCTGCAAGTGTGTGAACTTATTAATTGCCACTTTTCAAACATTCCTCGCTCCTTTCTTCTCGTTTTGGGGTTCATTAAAGACCCTTCCACTACATCATTAAAGCCTACCAACCTGCACACCTCCTTAATATTGCTGTTAAACACTATACTTTTCAAAGGCGTAGGCATTCCTCGCTTTCTTATCATCTCTTTAATATGATGATGAAGCGGTATTACAACCTTTGCCCCCGATGTATTACGTGTTTTTTGAGGCTCAACCTCAATAAACTTACTATCAGGGTCAATTGTTGGCAACGCCATAACATCAGAAACACGTAACCCTGTCCACAAACCCAAAATCATCAAATCTCGTGTATTCTCCAACCTTTTATCCTTAGAAAAATCAAACGCCACCAACTTTTCAATTTCTGCCTCTGATAGTGCTACTGATATGCTTTCCTCCTTTGTTTTTGTGAAGTTGTCTAAATCGTTAGCAATTGTATACCCCTTTTCTTTTGCCTTTCTCAAAAGAACCTTAATGCCCGAAACCAATTCACCTATCGTATTAGCCGAGTACTTCTTTTCGTTAATACAAAACGCTACAAACTCATCATTCAGTTGAGCATTATACTCATCAATTTTAATTCGTTTGTTAGAGTGATTTTCAAAATTAATCAAAGCATTACGTGCTTGGTTGTAAATATAAATACGAGCCCTGCTATATTCCTTACCAGTATTCTTATTAATAGTTCCCTTGATAGAAGAAAGGAAATTCATCGCAAAATCCGTGAAGTAATCAAATTCATTAGTTACCCTCTCAGGTTTAAATTTAGCGTCAAAAGCGTTCTTTAATTTTTCTCTTGTTATCTTCTCACCATTCAATTTATAATTATCAATGAGTGTAACAAGAAAGTCGTTGTACTGCATAATATGCGCGGCTATCTTTCGCAACCTTACACCATCAGCACCCTTGCGACTCTTTGGCATACGAGCGTTAAAGTCCCAGTCGTTAGGACTAATAACCTCCCCAGTAGAGTATTTAAATAATTTTTTTTCATCAGCGATGTAATACTGAATGATAATTATTGTATCTTTGTCGCCGTTAGGCTCTTTTAAGTAAAAAAACATAATCCGAATAATTTTCGGCAAAGATACAAAAAGGGTAAGTATCGTGGTAAGTTTATTTTAAATATTTTTCATTTTCAAAATTAAAAACGTTTCAAAGTTCCTTGTGTAAGTTGATTTTTATTTATTTTTCCGTTTTAAAGAAATCAAAATAGATTAATATAACTGTTTGTATGAAAAGTAAATTTTATCAAATAAATATCTGAAATTCAAATAATTGTAGAATTAGTGGTAAGTACAGTGGTAAGTTTAACTACAAATTTTTTTGCCCATCTGTTTTATAATCGCACGAACGAGGCTCTCGCTAATCTTAAATTGTTCAGATATGAAAGTGTAACGCTCCATCTTTGGGGCGTCGCTTTTTTGATATTCTTCGTAAATTTCCAAATCTCGAAATATCTCACACGCTACCCTGCCTCCGTGTTTGTAAACCAAACGCAGGTCGTTCTCCATTGGTTTTAACTTCTCGTATATATTCATTGTCATTCCCATTTATTAAGTTCACACCCCTTTTCGTCTTGTCGCAAAAGAGTAGAGAGCGGACAATTACACACCTTACACTTCATACCCTTAACTTCTTTCAGCGTATAATCTCTCATTAGCCTTTGGTATGTACCCATCTTAGCCATAGGACACTCTGCGCATATCTTTGCCCGCTCTTTTGCCTTTGCCTCCACTTCTGGGTCAGTAAATATGTAATTTTCCCAACCCTTTAATATTGCTTTTAACTTTATCATATACTTGCCGATTGTCGCGCACGTTCATTGTCGCTAATTCTCAAAATGCTATCGGTGAGCCCTGAGGTAGTGCCCATTGTTGCGCCTTCATACGCTCCTTGCATTGAGCCTTCAAGGCTACCAGCACGAGCTCCTTCGAAAGCTCCTTGTTGTGAGCCTTGAAAAGCCCCCTGCATAGCACCTTCATATGCTCCTGTTTGCGTTCCTTGCATAGCGCCTTCTCTTACTGCCTTGGTGATTTCTGTATAATCAATCTTCATCTCTGGAAGTTGTTTAATCGCACCGCCCGCTTGCATATACACAGGATTGTAATTACCATTACTTACACTTCTATTAATAGCCTCCAACACGGGGAAATACATAGCCGTTGCTCGCTTGTTCACAATATATTCGCCTCCCTCAGCCTCAAATCCTCCACGTCCTGCAACAGTGAAAGGAATACCACCCTCATTGTGGCTCTTACCTTTGAGAATGCCTCCCTTCTCGTACTTCACGTTGGTTTCCATTATCTTCTTAACATTTAGCATACCCATTGCCCCAGTAACACCTGCCATAATAGCATTGTAAGGAGGAGGATATGCAGATAGCGCCTTCGTGATACCTAAGTAAGTATTTATCATCGCCTCAGCTACCGCAGCCGCTTTCCCTACTGCTGTATGCTCGCCAAATAACTGTTTCGCTTGTGATAAAGCTCCTAACGCTAATTGTAGTTTAGATTCCTCAGTTTTGCGCTTTAAGTTTATTTCATCTTGTGACTGTTTTCGGTTTAATATCGATAATCGTTTGTTGTACTCCTCTTGTGAAACCTGATTACTTGCCAGCAATTCATTGAGTGCTTCACGTTCTTGCTCGTGATTTTGTCGCATTTGCTCCTCTTCAATCTCCCATTGCGTAGCCCCCTGCTCTTGCAAGGTGAGTAGTTTGTCTTGAAAATCCAACTCCTGCTGGGCTTTCTTTTCCTCTTTCTCAATATCCGATTGCTGTTTGTTTAACTCCTTAGCCTTCTCATTATACCCTTCTCTTAGTTCTTGCAATTGTTGCTGATAAGCGTCCTCAGCGTTATAATCCCAATTGTGTGCCTCCTGTTTGAGTTTTTTCTCTTTCTCTAACGCCTCGACTTTCTTCTGGTAAATTGCTTCTTGGCGGTCCTGCTCTTGCACGATGAGTTCAGCGGTTAATCGTGTTTCGCTGTCAATCTTAGTTTTGTTTTGCAACTCGTATTGCTCTGCTTCCTTCTTCACCGCTTCAATAGAGAGGTCTGTACGTGTTTTCAAATACGCTTCTTCAATCTCTCTCTTCTGCTTTTCATACTCATTTTGCTTTATTAAGCCCTTAGATTTTTCTTTCTCCAATACCACCAAGCGGTCCTGCATTCCCTTTTCCTCAATCGCTAAACGTTCCTGCAATGATTTAGCAACCGCCGAATTAGTCTTTACATACTCTTCTACCGCTTCACGTTGTTGCTTCAATTCTTCTTGTATTCTTGCACGGGCTTTGTCTGCTTGTTCTTTCGCTCTTGCGTTCTCCTCTTGTCGAGCAGTATTTCGTATGCTATTTATTACTTTATTCTGAGCGGTCTCCGCATTCAACATCTCCCTATTAGCAGCGTTAAGTTCTGCCTTCTTCCTTGCAAGGTCTGCCTTTTCCTCGTCACTTGTGTCGTTGCTTTTTTGTTGTAACTCAATACGCTCCACTTCCAACTGATTACGCTCTCTTGCTAATGCGTTTATTTCCTTCAATGTTTCTACCGACGCCTTCGCCGCTTTCTCCCTCTCTTCTACACTCTTAGAAGTGTCTCTTGCTATTTGGTTTTGCTCGGCAAATAATTCCTTTAACGCTTCTGTCTTTTCTATGTGTTCCGCTTCCGACTTTACTAATTTTTGGTTTATTTCCTCAATTCGCTGTCCACGTTTAAGTGCCTCGTCCATTATGTTGCCAAAATTATTAGCAACATCTTTCCAATCCTTTCCCAACTCGTTTAATCTCTTTCGTCCGTTTGCGACAGCTTGCCCCATCTCTTTCCCCTTATTCACTAAGTCCTGTGCGGGCTTCTTCACCTCTTCCCAAGCACCCTTAAAGTCTCCGGTAAGTATCTTCCCAAGTCCCTTAACTACGCCCACAACTTGCTTTATTGGCATAATAAGATATGTACCGATAAACTCACCAATCTTTTTAATAGGTTCCCACACTGCTTTAAACGTATCTACCAACACTTTCCCTACTTGTTGAGACACCCCTATAAGAGATTGAAAGAGCACTTTTAGCGGTGTAAGTACTTTGTTCACCTTATTCACTCCTTCTTGTGTGCTGGTGAAGTATGATATTAAAGAGCCTAACGCTACAATGAGCGCACCTATACCTGTACTGATAATTGCGCCTCGTAGTATCTTCATACCAGTAGATACATTCCCCGTAGCCGTTGCAGTAGCATTGAGTACACCTGGCGCCATCTTACCCGTCTGTACGAAATTGGTAAACGGAGTGGCTAATGCAACAATATTTACCTTCAAAGAGTTAAATGTATTGACAACACTATTCATCGAAGTTCCAAATGCTTGGTTATCCCCAACTGCATCTAATATCGCTTGTCGGTAATTACCTACATCTACTTGATTGTTTCCAATACTCTTTTGCAGTTCCTTGTACTTCTTATCCTGCTCTTGAATAACCGCCAATAACTTACCCCCTACCTCAGCATTGTTGCGCTCCTCCTCAGATAGTTGTTGATATATGTGTTTATTCTGAGAAAGTGCAGCGCTCAATTCCTTAATTGAGCCTTTCATTGTGGTGTTAGACGCAATCTGCTTAGCCTCTGTTGTAATGTGATTCTTCACCAAAGTATCATACACACGTAACTCATCACGTTGCCCCTTCTGCTCTGCTGTAAGCAACGTGAGTCTCTTCGTGTACTCTTCTATTGATATATTTCCCTTCGAAAAGTCGTCCTTTAAGGCTTTCATCTCATTGCCTATGTTAATCAGCTTCTCGCGCACCTCAGCACTCTTCGCAATGAGCGAATCCACATCAATATCTATCTGCGCTATATTTACCCTTTCCATATCTTTTAACTTAACTAATCTTTATCATTTCCACTTCTGCCAACGCCCCTGCCTTGTATTTTATTTTGTTTGGCAAAAAGTAGCCCCCAAGTTGCTCAACGTATATACGTGAGAAAAAAGAAAATTCGTATATGTCTATTTCGTTTAAAGCAAATTCAGCAGTAACAATGTAAGGGTGCTCCATTAATCTCGGAAAATCTTTATAGTAGGTTTTTATGAGATTATCCCAATTAAAGTATGTAGCACTTGCAAAAATGAAAGTATCGGTATTTTGTTTCTCCGCTTTTGCTTTGAGTTTAAATTCTACTCCTGAATAAGTAGTGAAAGAATTGAAAATATGCCAACGAGCTGTTTTTTCTTTATACTCGGTTTTGATGTTACCATTACTTTCTTTTTTTAATTCTTTTACAAAGAACTCCATATTCTCTATTCCCGCATTATCTCCTTTTAAAAATGTATAATCGTTCAACGGACTATAGAATTTACTTTGGAAATCTTTTCGCTCATCAAGCGATTCATCATTAAAAAAAATTGCCGAATCTCGCTTTTCTTGTCTGTAAGCGTTCTCATCATCATATTTCTTATAAACGAAATTATTCTTTTTCCCGTATTTATTGTTGTGATATTGTTCCTCTTTAACTTGTACGAATTTATTGCTCCAATCTAATTTTGGCGCATTTACTCTTTCATTTAAAGTATAAAAATAATAATCACCAGTTTTCCTATCTCTAATTGGAGTAAGAGAGAATATTCTAAAAACTTCCTTAAACAGGTCTGTTAATGCAAAATCGGTTAATAAAACATCTATATTATCATTACGTTTTACCTTTTCTATTCTAAATGTTATACCGTCATTGTATAACATACTATAAGCGGTATTATGATTCGATTCCGCAAGTGCATAATAAAATACTATATTTTCGCCTTTTTCTAAACTTAAAACTTTTTCTCTTTTAAATTCAGTTATTCCATTCTCTGGTACAGGCACGTTCTCTACCTCATTATGTTTTGATGTAATTAACCCCACTTCAAGGTCTAAAATACCCGCATTAGGGCGCAAGTTATTAATTACTGTAGTAATTTTATATTCACCAGTCTCATTAATAGTGTATGGTTGCGCTCCCTTGTATGAGTATCTTAGTTTTATCTTGCCGTTTTCATTGATAAACCCCATTGTAACTCCATTAGAATACCTCAATCCAAGATTAATACCCCCTCCCTCGTAAGTAGCCTCAAAAGCTTCCCCCTCTGTACTATCATTATACTTTATATTAGAAGACGCTATATACGTGTCTAACCATATTTGACTTTTAAAGAAATCTCCCACAAATTTAAACCCGCTCATCTGCTGTATAAGCCTAAACACTCTATCTAATCTTATAGATAAAGGCGTGTTTTCAAACTCATACTCAATTAAATATTCGCCACTACTGTTTAAAGTAATAGCATCATCTCCGTAATTGGCAATTAGATAAATCAATTCAGGAGTTGTTATGCTATTATGTTGTGCAATGATATTTGTGATTGTGCGATTAGCCGTATCGTCTAATAGCCCCTTAACTCCCTTTATATCTCTATTTTGCAAAAAAGTATAGAGTTCTTTGCTGTTGTCTTTAAATTCAAAAATAAAATACTTTCCTCGCTTTCCAATAAGGAATCCATTTGCGCTTTGTACAATAGGAATACCATTAACATAGTAATCGACCTTGTGGGTCTTGTATGCTTCGACCTTGTCACTAAGAGGTTCATTTGCAAATCCGAAAATAATATTATTGGCAGGGGTAGTAGGTAGGTATATAGTTTCTGAATACGATACTTCACGAGTATCGAAATTAAACATATCATTTACCTGCAAAGTGTAGGTGAATGGCTTTTGCTCTATATCTGCCTTTCTTCCATTAATAAATAACTCTATCATAATTGCGTAATTGTTTTAGGCTCTTGAAATTCTATTGTTACACTCAAAGGGTGTGTATATTGGTTATTGTGTTTAAACTTTTGTGAACCCTCAACTACATTCACACGTTCCCAATGTTGTGGCTGAATATCGGCTACTTCTTTGCCTTTCCAAATATATATCTCAGGAGATACAAATAGCGATTTTATTTCCTCAAACTCATAATCAAGTACGGGTACTTCACTTGTAAGTGTCCACGTTTTCTTTGAGGTAGTTCCAAAAGTATAAAAGGAATTATTTTTTTGTCCCGCATACGTACGACCTATTAAAGTGCTACCCAATGATTTTGTTTTAATATCTTCGGTGTAATCTTGGGAGAAAAGCCAATAACTCCAACCTCCGTAGGTATTTCTCCAACGCAAAAATATACCGCACTCATCTACTATTCTTGCTACCTCTTTTGTTTCAGATGTTCTTTCTTTGTTTTGCATTCTGAAAGGAACATTGCCTTGTATCTTTTCAATATACAAGTCTTTTTGCGGATAGTCTTTGAAATAGGTTGTTTTCTTACATTCGCCTAATCTTGAATTTTCGGTTATCGAAGTAGTAGACGGTATAATGAATAACGAACCGTTAGCAATATTCCCTTTTGAAGAGTCTATTTTTAGACTAACAATTTTAAAATTATCGCCCGAAAAAGAATCTTCTTTTAGGTCAAACATTGATTTAAAAAGACTTGGCAAGAACAAATCAACTCCTTTATTTTCTCTGTATGATATATTGATAACAAAATCTTTTTTATCGTTTGAAGATACTGTTACTCTCAAATTTGTGTTATTTTCCAAACTCCACTCTCCTGTCCCTGCTGAAATACTTTCTAACACAATAGCATCTTCGCTAAACGCTCCGTATGCAAAATTGTTTTCTATTGTAAAACTCATTTCCCCATTTCGTTTATAAAGTTAATAATCTCACTTGTGAAAGTAGCCAAGTACTTATACCCTACCTTCTCTATTATCTGTTGTACCCTCTCAGGAGTTATTACAGCGTCAATAAATGGGGGTTGTTCGCCTCCTTTAAATCTCTTAGTTCCCTCTCGTGCTATCTTCTTGGCAATCGCCCACGCCAACGAGGTAGTGCTCATCTTGTCCTTTATCGGTTCTAAACCTCTTGCCAATATCCAACGCTCAATGGCTTGTATAGGAGGCATTCTCCCCTCCTTGCGCCCGTGTTGCATATAGTAGGTGTAATCCATTCCTGTAATTACTCCACGCAACCCGCCGGGAGTAGCCGTAGTATTCACTTCGAGTGTATGCTCCCATAATCCACTTGCTCGCATACCAATTTCTTTATATTTAGCGATTAGGTCAAGTTTTAAGGCTTCCAATTCCTCTTGTAATATCTTAACAGCCTCTTCCATTATTCACTGCTAATTTGGAAAGTCACCAACACCCCATCGAAATTATTATCATACAAGTTAATAACCTCAACCATTCGCCAGCCCTCAATTGTATAATCACCGCAAAAGGCTTTGGCAATCTTCATTACCTCTCTTTTGCAAGGCTTAATATACTGCTCATACTTACCTTCTACTTGTTCGTTTTCGCTTTGTGAATTATACACTCTGTCAAAGTCTGAGTGTTTCAAAAGCATAAATCGTCCATTATAGGTGTGCTTCGTTGGTTCTGCGTAATCATCAAATGTTACACTTTCTTCTAATGGGTCGAGAAAGAAGTAATAATCCTTACCCGATACGGTCTCCAAGTTGTGAAAATCTGAACGCCCATAATCAAAGTGCCAGCCGTTACTCGTGGCTATCTGTTGCAAAATCTCTTTCATTTTCAATAAAGGTTTTTATTATTTCTAAAACATTGGTATATGCTGAAAATTCACCATCAGAAAAGTTTTGTAAATG